GCACAAACTGATGTATTTATGAACGCTGATATCGAATTAACTGCAGGTAATGCAGCTAACTACGTATCAAAAGCAGAGTTGAATGATTCTACATTAGTATCAACAATAGCTCAGCTTAAAGTGTTAGGTGTTTCAAAAGATCCAGACAATAACGATTTAACTACTAGTAATGTAAATCTTGTTGTTATGATCAATGAGCACAATTTAAAAGTAACAACAGGTATCTAATCGAATAGGAGATAAATTATGGCGATATCAAGAGGACAACTAGTTAAAGAACTAGAGCCAGGTTTGAATGCACTATTCGGCTTGGAATACAAACGTTATGAAAATCAGCACGCAGAAATATACACTACAGAATCTTCAGACAGAGCGTTTGAAGAAGAAGTTATGTTATCAGGTTTTGCTCAAGCTAAAACTAAATCGGAAGGAAGTGGAGTTGAATTTGACAATGCTCAAGAAACTTTCACAGCAAGATATACACATGAAACTGTGGCTCTTGCTTTTGCGATTACTGAAGAAGCTATTGAGGATAACTTGTACGACAGACTTGCAAGTAGATATACAAAAGCGTTAGCTAGATCTATGGCGAACACTAAACAAGTTAAGGCGGTACAACCGTTAATTAACGGATTCGGAACTTTCCAATCAGGAGATAACGTTTCTTTATTTAATGCGTCACACCCAACTATAGCTGGAACTGTATCTAATACACTAGCTGTAGCTGCTGACTTGAATGAAACTTCATTAGAGCAATCATTAATTGACATTGCAGCAATGACAGACGAAAGAGGTCTGAAAATTGCTTCAAGAGGTGTTAAAATGGTTATCCCTTCTGAACTTCAATTCACTGCTGAGAGATTGATGAAATCTCAAGGTAGAGTTGGTACTGCTGATAACGATATTAATGCAATCGTTTCTATGGGAATGGTTCCTCAAGGTTATAGAGTGAACAATTTCTTAACTGATCCGGATGCGTTTTATATCCTTACAGATGTTCCAAATGGAATGAAGTACTTTGACAGAAGCCCTATTAAAACGGCTATGGAAGGTGACTTCGACACTGGTAACGTAAGATACAAAGCTAGAGAAAGATACTCTTTTGGAGTTTCTGACTATAGAGGTATTTTTGCTTCACCAGGAGCATAATAAGTAATTATTTTGAGGCGGGACACAATCCCGCCTCATTATCAATATAGAAAGAATTTTATGGCACACAAATACTTAGTAAAAATATTTACCAAATATCTTCAAACAAAATTTGAAACAGAAAGTCAAACAGAAATAAATGATGTCGAAGGACTACATAAACCGATTATTGACTTTCTAGGAAAAAATGATATAACATGGGAAAAAAATGATCTACAGTATCACAGTACTGGAAGTAGTTTTTATATAACCTATGAGGAGGTTAATGATGGTTCAGGACAATATGGTACTGTTCGCAAAGAAACTGAAACTCGAATCTAAATGGAACGAGTCATTTCTTGAGAATAGAGGACAAATAACTCCAGAAATGTCTGTTCTAGGTGATGAGATCAAAGTAGTAATTAGATTAATCATCAGAGAACAAGAGATCCAAGCTAATAAGAATAGCAGAGATTACGAAGCACATCTTTTTGCTGGCTAATTAGATTTAAGATCTATTTAAAAAACGTCTTTATTCCCTAGGGATTTCTTGCACTTTTTTTAAAATTCATATATAAATTAATAACTATACATAAATTAATATTCTGCATGGACGCAGTATAGTCGACGGCCTAGAGACTATGTAGAATTTAACTAGGAGAACAATCATGGCAACAACATCGTTTCAAGGGATCGTAAGATCTTACGGCGGACAAGACAGATCATCTGGAGCAACTCCAAGTGTATTACTTCTATCAGAAGTAATTTCATTTGACGCAGCAGCAGCAGCAGTAGCTTTAACACCAGTGAGAATTGGTACAAGTGCTACAGCAGGTAATCAATTTGTTTTACCAGCAGGTGCTATACCTGTTTCATTTTCAGTAGTGGCAGCATCCACAGGTGCAAGTTCTACAGTTGATATAGGAACTACAGCTGATGTAGATGGCTTCTTTAATGAAGTAGCTTCAGTTACAAAAGGAACTCTTAAAGGTGCCGATGGCGCTTTAGTTATTCCAGCAGGTATTCCTGCTAATGCTACAGTAGCTGCTTCAGTAGGCGCAACTGCAGGTACAGGAACTGTTACAGGTGTATTTACTTATACTGTCGTAGACAATGCTAAAGCAGGCGAAGGACAACCTGAATTAGTATAATAAATAATTAATTAATGTGGGCTTCGGCCCACATTTAAAAATTTTAATAGGATAGAATATGGGATCACAAGATATACAAGCAACAAGATCAGCAGCAGCGGCAGGAGCAGATGCGATAGTTGCACCACCGGTAAGATTAAGAGCAATATCAGTTGCATCAGATGGTGTTGGAGCAGGTGTTTTAGAATTAACTACAACTTCAAATACAGGATCGACTTTATTAGTTGTAGATGTTCCTACTGGAGATGTACTTACTTTAAATTTTCCATCAGATGGAATTTTATTCCCAAAAGGAATTTTTTGTAAAACTAAAACAAATGTGACTGCGTATACTTTATTTACAGATAGATATTCTAGTCCGGGATTATCAGCAGATTAAGGAGAAAAATATGGATTCAGACCAAACAACATTAAATTTAGCAGTAATAGGTGCAGCTACTTTATCTAGAGCAGGTAGAGCTAGAGTTACTTCTATTCAAGGATATGGAGTAGCAGCCTCTACTTTAACTCTATATGATTCAGCAGATGCTGGAGCACCAGGAACAGCAGTAGCTGTTTATAAATATGGAACTGAAGGATTAGAAGTTTATATTCCAGGTTCAGGTATAAAGTTTGAAAATGGTATTGTTTACAATTTAGCAGGAGCAGGCGGAAGCGTTACAGTAACAATTACAGGAGCTTAAGTTAATGACAAGTTCAGGAACAACAACTTTTGAATCAAGTTTTTATATTGATGATATAATAACTGAAGCCTATGAGAGAATAGGTAGATTTGATTATTCTGGTAATGATGTAAAAACAGCTAGACGTTCTTTAAATATAATGTTTCAAGAATGGGGTAATAGAGGTTTACATTATTGGGAAGTTGGAAATAATTCTATTACATTAGTGGATGGTCAAGCAGTTTATACAATGTATAGGTCAGCAACAGATGGTACTTCTGATGCTACAGCTATCTATGGTGTAGATGATATATTAGAAGCTGTTTATAGAAATTCTTCTAATGTAGATTTTTCTTTAACTAAAATTAATAGATCATTTTATCAAGGTCTATCTTCAAAAACTGATACAGGGACTCCAACACAATATTTTGTACAAAGATTTATAGATAAAGTAACTATCACTTTATATCTAACTCCAGGATCCACTGAAGCCGGAAACTTTATTAACTATTATTATGTTAGCCGGATTCAGGATTCCGGGAACTATACAAATACAGCAGATGTACCTTATAGATTTGTACCTTGTATGGTAGCAGGTCTTTCATATTATTTATCACAAAAATTTAAACCAGAACTAACTCAACAGATGAAATTATTATATGAAGATGAATTAAATAGAGCTCTTGAAGAAGATGGTTCTTCGTCTAGTACATTTATAACTCCAAAATCTTATTATCCAAATGTCTAATTTATCTAACGGAAAATATGCACAATTTATTTCAGACCGTTCGGGTATGGCTTTTCCATATAGTGAAATGGTTGTTGAATGGAATGGTTCTCGTGTACATGTTTCAGAGTATGAGGCAAAACAACCACAGCTTGAGCCAAAACCAACAGTAGCTGATCCACAAGGTTTAAGATATGCAAGACCCGCAAGAACTGAACCACCTGTTTTAATTTTATTACAAACAAATCCATTTGAAACAATTAAGTATGCAAGTAATACTTATATTAATGTTTATTCACCTAATCATGATAGATCAACGGGTAATATAGTTAGATTTAGAGGTGCAACAGATGCATCTGGTTTTAATAATGTACCTTCTTTTGATGATGTAACAGACATTAGTAATTCAAATGGTTTTACAGTTACGGTTGGCAAAATAAATTCTAGTGGTATAGTAGGAGACACTACAAATTATTATTACTTCCAAAGTAGTAGTACAGCAACAAGTGGTAATATAAATGGAGGAGGAAACGGTTGTACAGCAGGACCTGTTGACCTACAAGGATAATGACATACGCAGAATTACTACAACAGATTAGAGATTATACAGAAGTAGATTCAAATGTTTTAACATCTACTATTCTTGATGGCATTATTAATAATGCTGAATTTAGAATATTTAGAGATATAGATTCTGATAATAATAGAAGATATGCAACAGCTAATTTAGTCACTTCAGATAGATTTATAAATAGACCCGCAGGTTTACTAATTGTAAGATCTGCTCAAATAGTAGATTCTGATGGAAGTTCACAACCAGATAATAGAGATTTTTTAGATTATAGGGACACAAGTTTTATGTCCGAATATAACCCTACTGGGGCTACAGGAGTTCCTAAATATTACAGTTTATGGGACCAAGATAAAATTGTAGTAGCACCTACACCAGATGCCACTTATGAAATTCAGTTAAACTATATCTTGAAAGACCCTGGTTTATCTGCTACAAATACGACTACATATTTAAGTACAAATTTTCCCAATGGACTTTTATATGCGTGCTTAATTGAAGCATTTTCTTTTTTAAAAGGGCCTAATGATCTCTTGCAATTATACGAAGGAAAGTATAAACAAGTAGTAGAAGGCTTCTCAGTAGAACAAATGGGAAGAAGACGAAGAGATGAATATCAATCAGGTGTTCCTCGAATCGGAAAATAAAAAATAGGAGATAAATTATGGCTATAACACAAGCGATTGCAAATGCATTCAAAAAACAATTACTAGAAGGTGATCAGAACTTTAAATCATCTGGTGGTGATGTTTTTAAACTAGCTCTTTATACTTCTTCAGCAACTCTAAACTCAGCAACAACTGCGTACGCTTCAACTAACGAAGTAGCTAACACAGGTACTTACGCAGCCGGCGGTGATCCATTAGCAGGTCAAAATACTTCAATTGCATCAGGTGTTGCAATTGTTGACTTTGCAGATTTATCATTTACTGGTGTAACGTTGACAGCTAGAGGTGCATTAATCTATAATACATCTTCTGCAGTTACTAATGCAGCAGTTGCGGTTTTAGATTTTGGAGCAGATAAAACAGCTACGTCGGGAACTTTCACAGTACAGTTTCCAGCATTTACTACATCAGCAGCTATATTAAGAATATCTGGTTAAGGAGAAATAAATGGCATTAGTCGTAAATGATAGAGTTAAAGAAACCTCTACCACTACTGGTACAGGTACACTTACTCTTGCAGGAGCAGTAACAGGATTTGAAACTTTTTCATCAGCTATTGGAAATGCAAATACAACTTATTATGCAATTGTAAACACTACTGACGGTGAATTTGAAGTTGGATTAGGAACAGTAGGAGCTGGCACTTTAGCTAGAACTACTATTATTTCATCATCAAATTCTGATAGTGCAGTAGACTTTGCTGCAGGAACAAAAAATGTATTTGTAACTTTACCTGCATCCAAATCTGTTATCCTAGATTCAAGTGGAAACATTGTTGCAAACAATGGATCTAACTTAATAGCTTTAAACGCAACACAATTAACTTCAGGTACAGTACCTGATGCAAGATTTCCAGCAACTTTACCAGCTTCAAACGGTTCAGCACTTACAGATTTAAACGCAACCAACCTTGGAAGTGGAACAGTTCCAACTGCAAGACTTGGAACAGGGACAGCTTCATCAACAACTTTTTTAGCAGGTGATCAAACTTATAAAACTATCACTGCAGACATTACAGCCGTAACAGCTGGTACAAATTTAACAGGTGGTGGGTCTTCTGGAGATGTTACACTTAATTTAGCTGATGCTTCTACATCTGCTAAAGGAGCTGCATCATTTAGTTCAGATAACTTTG